TATTGATACAATTAGTTCGTAGGAGGAATTATGACGGCAATAGTAAACGGAATCCAATACATCGGAGGCGGAACAGCTCCTGATGAATTTATAAAAAATCAAGCAGGTACAATGGACGGCACTCAAACTGTTGAGAACGGAGTTCTCGCAGGACCTATTACAGTACCTGGTACAATAACAGTAACAGGGACTTTAGTAATAGTGTAATGTCAAAAATAGAAGTAGATGCAATAGATAAACAAAGTGGTTCCACTCTTACAATAGGTGGTTCTGGAACTACTGTACAATTAGGAAGCGGAGCTAGTCAGACAGGATTTGGTAGAGAAGGTTCTGTTAATTGGCAAACCGGTTCAATTAAAACAGCAGCTACTTTTACAGCAGCAAATGGTGAAGGTTATTTTATAGATACTTCAAGTAATGAAATTACAGCAAATTTACCTGCAGGATCTGCTGGAGCAATCGTTGCTTTTTCTGATTATGCAAGAAATTTTGCAACAAATAATTTAACAATTTCACCAAATGGATCTGAAAAAATTGGAGGAGTTGCAGCTGATTTAGTTTTAAGTGTAAACGGACAAGCTATGACTTTAGTTTATGTAGATTCAACAAAAGGTTGGATCAATGTTCAAAATGCTGAAGATACAAAAATAGCAGCAGAATTTTTAGTAGCAACTGGAGGAACAATTGTTGATTGTGGAAATTTTAGAACTCATATATTTACAGGACCAGGAACTTTTACTGTTTCACAAAGCGCATTATCAGCACCAAATAACAATGCAGATTATGTTGTAGTTGCTGGAGGTGCAGGAGGTGGAACTGGAAGAGGTGGTGGCGGTGGAGCCGGAGGGTTTAGAATGTCTAATGCTTTATCTTTACCAGCGCCAACAACATCACCATTAGCAAGTCCATCAGGTGTAACACTTTCAGTGCAAGCCTATCCAATAGTAGTTGGTTCTGGAGGTGCGGCAAGAGCCTATTGTGGTACTGCATGTGCAGGAAATCCAGGAAGTAATTCAAGTGGATTTAGTATAACATCTGCTGGTGGAGGTGGCGGAGGTTCGGGCCCAGGAAGACCAATAGCATTAGATGGAGGTTCAGGTGGTGGAGGTAATTTTAACATTCCAGGAGATAAAGGTGATGGTAATGTACCACCAGTTAGTCCACCACAAGGAAATGATGGAGGAGTTGGTTCTCTTGCTCCTGAATCACCCCCAGGAAGGCACGGTGGTGGTGGCGGTGGAGCTGGAGCAGCAGGCTCTAATGAAACTGGAGGAGCAGGTTCTTTTCTAGCAGAAGGCTTTATTGGACCAACATCAGGATCTTATGGAACACCCGGTCCAGTAGGTTCAACAAGATATTTTGCCGGTGGTGGTGGCGCAGGTTTTGAAGCAAGTGGTGGAGGATCAGGTGGAGCAGGAGGTGGAGCAAACGGTTCAAATACATCTAGTGCATCGTCTGCATCAGCAAACACTGGAGGAGGAGGTGGATCAAATGGAGAAAATCCAGGAACTTCTTCAGGTGGTGGAGGAAGTGGTATAGTAATGATAAGGTATAAATTTCAATAATTATGACAAGTACAATTAAAGTAAACAACATACAAAACCAATGTGGTCAAAACATTATTAACGAGAATAGTAATACTATTACTCTTGGTGCTAGTGGCGATACCATTACTCTTGCATCAGGTGCAAGTCAATCAGGTTTTGGTAGAGAAGGATCTGTTGATTGGCAAACAGGATCAATTAAAACAACAACATTTACAGCAGTAAGTGGAGAGGGTTATTTTGTAGACACAAGTTCAGGAGCTGTGACTGCAAATTTACCTGCAGGAACTGCAGGAGCGATTGTAGCTTTTGCAGACTATACAAGAACTTTTGGAACTAATGCTTTAACAATAGTACCAAATGGTTCTAATAAAATTGGTGGAATAGCAGCTAACTCTTCATTAATTGTTAATGGTCAATCAGCAACTTTTGTTTTTGTTGATGCAACAGAAGGTTGGATTAATGTTCAAGAAACACAATCTTCTCAAACAGGTCAAACTTTTATAACAGCAACAGGTGGAACAGTTACTTGTTCTGGTAACTTTAAAATTCATACATTTACAGGACCAGGAACTTTTGAAGTAACTCAATTAGCAAATTCACCAGCTTGTAATCAAATAGATTATTTAGTAGTAGCAGGTGGGGGTGGCGGTGGATCGGATACAGGTTCTGGTGGTGGAGCAGGAGGTTTTAGAGTGTCTAATGATACTTGTATGCCATCACCTCAAACTTCTCCATTAGCAAACTCAACAGGTCTTACAGCATCAATTGCTTCTTTTCCAATAACAATAGGTGCAGGTGGAAGTGTTGGTCCAGCCGATGGTACAGCAGGTGGTGCTTCAACTTTTTCAACAATAACATCAGCAGGTGGTGGACAAGGTAGAGGAGTTGGTTCAAATCAAACAGGAGCAGCTGGCGGATCCGGATCTGGAGGTAGAGGTGGACCAAGTGCATCTACAAGTTATCCTGGTGGAGCAGGTAATACTCCACCTGTAAGTCCTCCACAAGGTAATCCAGGTGGTGGAGGTGGAGATGGAGTAGCACATTTTACTGCTGGAGGTAGTGGCGGTGGAGCTAGTGCTGCTGGAGGAAATGCAACAGCACCTGGAAGTTCAAATAATCCAGGTTTTGTAGCACCGGGAGGAGCTGGATCATTTGTAGTTCAAACAGGTTTTGCTGGATGTAATGGAACACCTGGTCCTGTTTCTGGAGCAAGATATTTTTCTGGCGGTGGAGGTGGTGGATTAAATACGGCAACTCCAGGAGCTGGAGGAGATGGTGGCGCCGGTGGTGGTGGACAAGGTGGTCAAATAAATCCTTCACCTAGAAACGCAACAGCAGGAACAGCTAATACTGGTGGTGGAGGTGGTGGAGATAAAAATGGTCCGTCTGGTGGTGCAGGAGGATCTGGTATAGTAATAATAAGGTATAAATATCAATAATTATGAGTGAAATAAAAGTAAATAAAATTAGTCCAAGAACAGCGTGTGGTACAACTACATTAGGGGATAGTGGAGACACATTCACAATTCCTGCTGGTGTAACCATTACAAACAATGGAACAGCAAATGGTTTTGGAGCAACAGGTGCTGTTAATTGGCAAACAACAGTTAAAACATCGGGTTTTACAGCAGTCGCTGGTGAAGGTTATTTTGTTAACACAACTAGTGGAGCAATATCTGTTAATCTTCCAGCAGGGACTGCGGGAGCAGTTGTTGGATTTAAAGATTATGCAGGAACTTTTAGTGCATCAAATAAAGTAACATTAGTGCAAAATGGTTCAGATAAAATTGGTGGTTCAACTGAAAATGCATTATTAAACACAGAAGGTCTTGCAGTTACATTAGTTTTTATTGATTCAACACAAGGTTGGTTGGTAACAGATTCAGGTTTACAAAGTGATGCAACTCAAGCAGAGTATGTTGCAGCAACAGGTGGAACAGTTTTAACAGTTGGAGATTTTAAAACACACGTGTTTACAGGTCCCGGAACTTTTTGTGTATCAAACGCAGGTAATTGTCAAGGATCACAAACAGTAGATTATTTTGTAGTAGCAGGTGGAGGAGGATCAAGTAATAATCCTGATGCTGGTGCAGCAGGAGCAGGGGCTGGTGGTTTTCGTTTATCTAATAGTGTTGGATGTGTTCCAGCACCAACAATGTCGCCATTAGCAAATCCAACTGGTTTACCAGTAACAGCAACAGGTTATCCAATTACAGTGGGAGCAGGCGGTACAAATCAGCCTCCAGGTGATCCTCCAAGTGATCCTAGAAATCCAGGAAATAGTTCAATTTTTGCAGGATCAACTACAATTACATCTGCAGGAGGTGGTGCTTCTGGAAGAACTGGTGTTGGATTAACAGGAGGTTCAGGTGGTGGTGGCTCTCAAGGCCCAACACCATCAAGTGGTTATGCAGGAGGAGCAGGAAATACACCTCCTGTAAGTCCACCTCAAGGTAATCCTGGTGGAACAGGTTTTGATGGATTAAGTATTTCTAATACCGGCGGCGGTGGTGGTGGAGCAGGAGCGGCAGGAACAAATGCAGTATTATCTACAGGTGGACCCGGTGGAACTGGATCTTTTGTTGCAGATCCTTTTTTTGGACCAACTGCACCAAGTTATGGAACTCCAGGTCCAGTTAGTAGTGTAAGATATTTTGCAGGAGGAGGTGGTGGAAATACAGATAGTGGTCGACCAGTTCCAAGTTATGGACAAGGTGGAGCAGGAGGTGGTGGAAATGCAATTAGGTTTCCTTGTGTTCCATCAGAATCTAATGGAGTAGTTAATACAGGTGGAGGATCAGGTGCTGGTGGACCTTCTGGAGGTGGATCAGGAATTGTTGTTATTAGATATAAATTTCAAAATTAATATGTATTTACTAACTTTTAAAATTAATATATAAGGAGAAACATTATGGCACACTTTGCAAAACTAGGATCTAATGGAAAAGTTATTCAAGTATTAACACTTGATAACAAAGATATGTTAAATGCTGATGGTGTTGAAGATGAATCAGTAGGTCAACAATATTTAGAAACACATAATAATTGGCCTGCACAAATGTGGATTCAAACTTCATACAATACATCAAGTAACACACATTCATCTGGTGATAATTCAAAAGCATTTAGAGGAAACTATGCAGGTATAGGGTATACTTGGGACGAAGATAATCAAATCTTCTGGCCTAAAAAACCATATGCATCGTGGGTAAAAAATACTACAACTGCACAATGGAATTCACCAATCGGTGATGCTCCAGCATTAACAGCAGAACAAACTTCACAGAACGAAGCCTTTACTCATAGCTGGTCATATGTGTGGAATGAAGCTAATCAAACTTGGGACTTGACAGATAGCAAAGCATAAATTAAAAATGGTGGTGGTATGCAAAAGAAAGTATTAACAGAGCAAGCATTATATTTTGGTGATGTGGCTATGCCTAAAGATTGGGACATTGACCGAGATAAATTATCAGGCGACATTTTACAATCAGTAATTCAAAACAAACAATTTCCATTCTCACGAACTTGGGATATGTTAAATACATATATGCGAGATCATATTGGTCTTAAGTATGATTTTACTTTAATTAACAAAGAAACGTGGGGAAATATCTATAAACCTGCGGAAACTACAATTCCATTATTAAATATTGATCCAGTAGATTTACGTAACTCTCCAGACTTTACATTATTATATGGTGTAAAAGTAAAGGATTGTATAGTTCGAATATATTTTGAAGATAATAGACGTAAAGGAAGAAGTTGGGATGTAGAACTTACAAATAATAAATTTATTATGTTTCCATCAACTAATATGTATTACTTAACTAACAATCAAAAGGATAGTTTAAATTTTGTGCAAACTATAACATATGAATATATCTAATTACTATTGGTATTTTAGTGGTGTTCTTACACCTAAATTTTGTGATGATGTAATACAATATGCAAATGCACAAAAAGAAACAATGGCAATTACTGGTGGTTATGGAAGAGATAGGGATTTAAATAAAAATCCATTAAACAAGCAAGAAGTATTAGATTTAAAAAGAAAAAGAAACTCTGATTTAGTGTGGTTAAATGATTTATGGATTTACAAAGAATTACATCCATATGTTCATAAAGCAAATGCAATGGCTGGTTGGAACTTTGATTGGGACAGAAGTGAATCTTGTCAGTTTACAAAATATAAACATAACCAATATTATGACTGGCATTGTGATAGTTGGGATAAACCTTATCAAAGAAAAGAAGGAGATCCTGACAATGGTAAAATTAGAAAACTATCTATGACTTGTCAGTTAACAGATGGTTCAGAATATAAAGGTGGTGAATTAGAATTTGATTTTAGAAACTATGATCCACATATGCGAGATGAATCGAAACATAGAATACAATGTAAAGAGATATTACCTAAAGGTTCTATTATTGTATTTCCTTCATTTGTGTGGCATAGAGTTAAACCAGTAACCGCTGGCACAAGATATAGTCTTGTTGTCTGGCATTTAGGAAAACCGTTTAGATAATGTATATAAATAACTATTTTAACACAACCATTTGGTCAGAACAAAAACCAGAATTTGTTAAGTCTTTAAACAAAGCAAGTAACAAATATATAAAAGAAGCAAAAAGTAGAGAGAAAAAATATATTAAAGAGTATGGTGACTTTGGTCGATCATTTCATTCAACACCACTCACAATGGACAATGACTTTTTAGATTTTAGAAATTACATTGGTCAAAAATCTTGGGAGTATTTAGATCATCAAGGTTATGATATGTCACAATACACAACTATGTTTAGTGAGATGTGGGTACAAGAGTTTGCTAAAAAAGGTGGTGGTCATCACTCTGCACACATACATTGGAATCAACATGTATCGGGTTTTTATTTTTTAAAGTGTAGTGATAAAACATCATACCCAATATTTCACGAACCAAGAACCGGGGCACGTGCTACAAAATTAAAAATGAAAAAAGATTTAAAAGGTGTATGGGGTGGAACAGAACTCATTCACTTTAAACCTACACCAGGTACATTAATTATATTTCCAGGGTACTTGGAACACGAGTATGCAGTAGACTTTGGTATTGAACCATTTAGATTTATACATTGGAATATACAAGCAGTGCCAAAAGAAATGGCTAAAGATGTTTAAAAAGAAAAAGTATACAGTTATCCGTCAAGCGATATCAAAAGACCTAGCATCTTTTGTTGCAAATTATTTTTTAATGCAGAAACAAGTGTATGATACTTGCAAAGCATCAAGATACTTTTCACCTTTTGAAACTATTATTGGTTATTATGAAGGTGAGAATGAACAGATACCAAACACATATTCTCAATATGCAAACATGGCTATGGAAACGTTATTACTTAAATGTTTACCAGAAATGGAAAAGGTAACAGGATTAAAATTATATCCTGCATACACATACGCTAGAATTTATAAAAAAGGAGATATTCTAAAAAGACACAAAGACAGATTTAGTTGTGAGATATCTACAACCATGAATCTTGGTGGTGATGATTGGCCTATATATTTAGAGCCATCTGGAGAAGTTGGTAAGAAAGGCATTAAAGTAGATTTAAAACCAGGTGATATGCTGGTTTATTCTGGCTGTGAGCTAGAACATTGGAGAGAAAAATTCAAAGGCAAAGAATGCGTACAAGTTTTTCTGCATTATAACAATCGTAAGACCCCAGGAGCGAAGGATAATATGTTCGACAAGCGTCCACATTTAGGTCTTCCTTCTTG